AAGACAACGGACTGTAGGTGTACGATTCCCTTTGTCCCGAACTGAAGGTGGCGACTGGTCAAAGCAGTTTGACCGTGACTTGATCTATGCTGGGTTTAAACAGCTTTTGCTAACCCAAAAAGGCGAGCGAGTCATGTTCCCTAACTTCGGAACGAACCTCAGAAGATACTTATTTGAACCCGTCACCCAATCCCTCAAGGACAGCATGGATGCTGAAATAAGAGAGGCAGCTAGGCTTTACGAGCCAAGAGTGGTTATTAGAGATGTCAGTATAACAAACGCCCCTGGAGGGAACGAGGAGTTCAACGGTATTTACATACTGATCAACTTATCTTTTGTGGATGACGCGGCTTCTCAAGAGCAAATTGAAGTAGTACTAACAACGTAATGGTAGATTTCACCAACCCCTTTAACGCCGCAAACGTAAGGTATAATGCGTCTGCTTTTGATGGAACCGTTCAAACGGACCTTCAAAAGCTTGGAACTGTTCAGGAGTCCGAAAAGAAAGGGTTAATTGACTACTCTGTCGCAGACTTCGGAGAATACAAAGAGGCGTTGCTGAATTATGTGAAGGCTGTCTACCCAGACGATTACAATAACTTCTACCAGTCTGATTTCGGTATTTTCATGACCGAACTTTTCTCGTATCTCGCTGCCACCCTCTCACTCAAGGCAGACTTCCTAGCAAACGAGAGCTATATCGATACAGTACAAACCAGAGAAAACCTAACAAAGATTTTGGGTATCTTAGGGGTAAAGATACGGGGTCCAGTCGCAAGCAAGTGTACAGCCGTTGTTAAGAACGATGCTGGGGTTGCTGTCTCAAGCAGCGATCAGCTAACAATTACTAATGCTAATAGAAAGGTTGCAGTAACCTCAGGTAGAGATTCCACCAACGTATCCTTTACTTTATTTAAGACAGAGCCAACCAATGGCGGAATCTCACAGCTACTTGACACTATCACTGGAGACCTTATTCTTGACGCTTCAACATACTACAGCGATTCGACAAATCAGTTCAGTGGACTAGTTCTAGTCGAAGGAGAATATAAATCCATCTCTGGTAGATTCCCTGCCACCCAAGACCCCAAGACAGTGTTAATTAACGATCCTTCTGTCATCGAAGGAAGCATTGTCGTTTCAGCAGAGGATGGCGTTTTCAGTGAGATCCAAAGTCTGGCTCTAGCCAAAGACGGAAACGATCTGGTCTTTGAGAAGAGATACAACTCAGACTTTTCTGTCAACATTCTTTTTGGTGATGGGGTAAGAGGAAAGAATCCAACCGCTTCCACGGCATACTCAATATTTTATAGAACAGGCGGTGGAGACAGGGGAGATATCATAGACGGTACAATATCTCAAGCCATATCAGCAGATCTTACGGGATCTTCTGTGTCAGTCACCATACAGAGTACTTCTAAGGCAACAGGCGGACAAAATGTTGAGACTGTAGAACACGCCAAGAAATATGCTCCGTACTTCTTCAAAACTCAGTACAGAGCAGTAACAGGAGAGGATTACACTACCATCGCAAACAGTTACATCACCTCTGTTGGGTCTGTAGGCAAGGCTATCGCTGTTAACAGACAGAATGGTGCAGCGGGTAACATGATAGACATTTATACTTTGCTGAAGTCTTCTGAGAATCAGTTTGAACGCGCAAACCTTGATTTCAAATCTAAGATGTTGGGCTATATGAATGATTTCAAGATGATGACAGACGAAATCACTATTGTAGACGGTTTGGTAAGAACCCTTGACATGAAGGCAACCGTCTTTGTGGACAAGTCCAAGAGATCGCTGCAAGATACCATCAAGTCTGAGGTTGCCGGAAGAGTTACAGATTTCATGTCAATAGATAACATGGACTTTGGACAAACTCTCAGAATTGACGAGTTAGCAAACTACGTTCTACAGAGCAACAATATCCGATTCTTCCGCATCGACAACTATAAGGATGATATCTTTGTAAGTCACAACGAGATCATTCAACTTAATAACCTAACACTAAACGTTGAGTTCGTATAATGCCATACCGAGGTGACGATAAGATTCTTAAGTACAACTATGTCGAGACAATAAAACGTCTCGTACCTGATTTGTATTTGGATGAAGACCGCTCTGTTTCAGGAACGGAAAGTGATATCGCATACGAGGTTTTAGGCAAGATTATTCTGGCTGCCGTAGAACACGAAGTTTTCTTCAACGTAAGTGCTAGAGATTCGTCAGCAACAGAGGCGTTCTTCGTTCCGATTAACGCAAAGACTAGAGTATCCGCTAACGATTACAAGAGATACGTCCTGAGCAGATTCGATAAGGACTTCTCTGATTTTAAGACTTCAGGAGCAGCGTTTGAGTTCCTTCGTGACTCAGTATTTCCTCAGATTGTCCTAAACAATCCTTCTACCTCATTCGTAGCAGCAGCTTCAGCAGACCCTAGCTATCCCGCCAGTTCAGCTTCTGAAGCCCATGAGCAGCTTCTAGACAATCTAGGTCTAGCTTACATACTCAACACTTCTAGTGCCGCAGGAGCGTCTACAGAGCTTTCCTCGGTGCTTCTTAGCTCTCTCACTAACTCCCTTTACTTCGGTGAGGAGTTCGCAGAGGAGCAAGGTATTTCAGTCCTTCTGGAGTACTGCTGGAGAAACAGAGAGGACGTATCAACACTAAAAAGATACCTTCCTCCGAAGCTGAGTCGGGACGATTCAGATATCAGCGCACTGTCCTATTCCTCAGGCATACAGGATTTAGACAGAATAAAGACTTACGCTGGAGTATGGCTAGAGCCGGGAGAAGAAGATGCCAACATAGTAGGCAAATCCCTCACTCTGTATAACGATGACGGAACCCTTTCTTCCGTATTCACAGAAGCGGGATCTTTGGGCAAGTTTTTACGAGCCATCGGATATGCGTTCTACGACGTAGACAAACTAATAGACGATCTTCAGGACCTGTTCGATGTAGAGGAGTGTCCTATTGAGTTTCTCGATTATCTCGCCCGTACAGTCGGCTGGAGATTCTTAGGCGAGGACATTACTCTTTGGAGAGGTCAGCTAAGACAAGCGATCTATACTTATAAGGCGAAAGGAACAAGAAAAGCACTCACCGACGCTCTCTCCTACGTCTTCCCTAAATCAGTCTCATCGTTTGATCCATCTTCAGATGTTTACTATACATTTGAGTCTTATTTGCCGTTCCTAATTTACTACGCCCTAAAAACAGAGTCAGCAATATGTAAAGACCCTGTTAGACTCAGGGAGTTTTTGGTAGAACAACGGGCGACAAATAAAGACGGATTGAGGATAAACGTAAGCCCAGACCAGGACACTAACATCAGGTTCTGTGTTGATGCGATTATGGAGAAGATCCATAAGGATGTTGGCTTCATCGACGTTAATGGGCAGACTGACATTTACGCTCTCAACCAAGGAAAAGGATTTGAGCATAGAGGCACTAATGTTGTCGTTCCTCCTTGGGAGAAGCACACGTTCTATAAAACAACTAAGATCACAAGACAAGTTCTTGATGCACTTAGAAAAATATTGGAAGGAAACTGTAACACAGACAGTTCTTTCGCATTCGATATCCGAGATGAGTTCATAGACGAACTCATCAACTATATCATAGATAAAACAACTATCGGTGTAGAGGGAACTGAGTCTCTTACCCTAGGTAACAATAACTTCCTCAGATTCTACACCTTCAGTGCAAACGTACCTCCAAACTATAGCTCTGTCATTTCAGACGGAGCCAGCGATGAGTTATCCGTTCTAGATTACTGGAACACTAGATCTTCAAACATCTTTGTCAAGTTCCCAGAAAATACGTTCACTGGACCAAACAGGATTAAGATTTCCGATGTACGGGACATCGCAAACGTAGTTTATGAGTATACTCCTTTACACGTTGTAGCAAGACTATACGTTCCAGAAGTTTTTACAGATGATTACGACGATCAAGGAGACAGCTTAAAGTTTACAGGTAGACTATTCTTCGATGACAAGTCTACAAACCAGAACCAAAACTACAACACCTCAGGTTGGATTGGGACAAGCGGAGATCCTTCCTCTTGGACGTGGAGTAGCGCACCTGCCTTAGAAAGAACCACTGGTCGAAGAAAGAACTTCAGATACGTTATTGACAGGCTGCTTCCAGATAGACAAGGTAAATCAATGCCTATGTCTATGGCATTTTATTCTACCTCCGCCATAATAGCACCTAAAACGGTAGATTATTTTGCTCCCAAAGGTTTCGATTTTAACTCTCAAAGTTTTGTCGATGTGGACGGAGGACTTAGCTCCATTTATGATACTTCTAACTCGCCTATCATAAAAGATAACGTTATAACTCAGCAAGCCCCTGAAGGGTCAGCCCTCGGAGTGGATTACTCCGCAATGTTCCCAGTAAGGGCATACAAAGAATTAGACACCTGCTCTATTTCTCCTGAGTATAGAATTAAGTCGGGAGGATCAGCGCAAACCTTCTACGACATAACGCTAAGACAAGGATTAGAAGATTCTACTAAACTAATCTTCTCGGAGAAGGACTATATTTCAATTCAGTTCAGCCCAGAGTTCCACCAGATGTGGGCTGATTACCGAAGAAAATTCAATCTCTCTCTAGATTCAAGCTCTTTGTCAATCCTTAACCACGCATATGGACCGGGATTCTATAACAATAAAATCCAAACTCCAGGAGTTATTGCTGATTCCGCAGCAAGCTCATTCAGAGCTTACTCAGACTTAAACTCTGAGGATATCGCAATATCTGAGGGTCAGCTTCAAAGAACGATAGGGGCAAGAGATTACAAAGGTCAGGCTTTCAGAACAAACTACGGGGAACTCATCCCCATGATTTATGAAGGATTGATACAGCAAGCAGGTTACGGAACCTATAGACATGAGATAGAAAGTTACTTGCAAGACGAAGCATATTGCAACGAGACGTTCTTCTCAGGCGTTCAAATAGTAGCCCCGGAAAGAAATACGGAGATAGCCGTAAGGTCCATAGAAGAGCTTAGAGAAGCTTGCGATAAATATACTTCAGGCACTGCACAGACATCCGTAACAGTATTCGGAGGAAGAGAGAACGCAGGAGATCTGGCTTCTTTATTGAGAGTTAGATATCCTCTGACGAACAACAGAAATCATGTTGTAAATGGCGATCTGGTTCGTCTGCCAGACTCGTTTGTAGACCCCTCTACTTCTTCGATATACAACTGGGAATTGCTGGATCAAAACAGGTCCACCTATTTCTCTGGGACTGGTCTGACTGGAGACGGAAATATTTCCGTAGAATACCTAAGCTCTATAACTGAGACTCCCGTATCTTCTATTAGGATTCAAGGTGCTTCCGGGTGGGGAGGATCTCTAACGAATGCTGGAAACATTAACACTTCCGTGGCAAGAACTCAGGAGATGAAGCGTCTCATCCCAGGAAGTGACTATACACTAACTTATGATGTTTCCTCGCAAGTAGCCTCTGGAGGTTTGGAAGTCTTTGTACGAAACCAATCACAAGACCTATATCTTTCCTCTGATGGGTCATGGACATCTTCGTTTGCTTACCTAAGCTCGGCTCCCGATAACATTACTGATTTTTACCAAGTTACTAAGCAGTTTAGTATTCCTGTTTCCGCTCAAGGGGAGACAGAGGTGAAACAGTTTGGAGTCAATGATGCTTATCAAGTTGGATTTACCAATGTCGCAAGCTCAGTCGAGTACCTAAAAGACATCTTCTTGAGAGAGGACGGTCAAAACAGACTCTTTAAGGATGAGTACTACAGAATAAATGTTAAAGCCTCATGCGAAGATCCCAAGAGTCTTAGCAACTCTGTGGCAATACGGATATTGGCTTACTCTAAACTAGAAGATGGAGATCTTTTCGCATACTCTAAGAATGGGAGATGGGAAAAGATCCTGCCAGGAGAAGCGTACAGAGAGGATCATGTATTCGTGCATTCCGTAACTCCTGATGGAGAAGAAAACGACATAGAGTTTAGGTTCCAGACCCTCAATGAAAGAGGTCCGCTTGATAGGTCCATACGACAGCCCCTATATGTTAATGGCGGATCAAAGTACAGGAACGTACACAGCGATAAAACTGAATACTATGTAGAGTTTATTCCGATTCTTCAAAAAAGAACTTTAGAATCAGATGCAGAGAAACCTTTTATAAAAATCTTTGATTTCTCATTCATAAACGAAAAATATGAGAAAGCCAGAGAAAATTACACCCGCAACGAGACCAAAGAACTGTTTGAGTTCTTCAACGGTCTCAAAGATTCATCATTGACTAGAGACCCAGATACCGCTGAAACATTAGGTCTTGGGGTTTCTGGCGGTTCTAGACTTGACTATATAGATTATTACGGAGGATCTAACCAAGGTCCTAACTTCCAAGGGTTCACAATATTTGAGATATAATGGTTGCAAGTTCTACTAATACGGTTGTCGTAGATGGTGCTAGAAAAACCATCGCAGAGGTGTTTGCTTATGATCCCGCTCCTAGCGGATTCACGGATGCAAGCACCATAGACGCTGTTCAGAACTACCAGATAGCAGCAGTCGCTTTTTCCCCTCCCTTTGAGGCGTTCAGCAAATTTTCATCTCACAGAATTCTTGATCCATCGTCCCTAGTAAATGTATCTGGGTACATTTACCAGCTTCCTTATCCTAGAAATTTTGATCTCGATTTAGACGGTGTTCCACAGCCAAGGTATTCTGACGGGGAAGATAACTTTATTGAACCTAGTCTTCTGTATGTCGAAGGAAACCCTAGAGTAACTTTCAATCCTTTAACAGTAGAGGCTCTAGTAGGTCAGGATTACGCAGTCGTAGATTATCCTCTAGAAGATTTTAATATTAACAATGTTCAAATCTTTGGAGAGTCTGAGGCACGGATAAACGCCAGAGTCATAAGAACAAAAGGGACAGACAAGGATTACTACAACTTTTCTACTAAAAGGTTTCAAGACCTTCCCACGAAAAAATCCTTTCCCTTTGAAAACGGAGTCGTACAGTTTCCTTTAGACCTTCAAACTTTAAACAGTCAAGCTTCTAAAGTAAGTATAGAAAGATACGAATACACCTTGCAGCTAGAACTACCTACAGATAATCTGTATGAAAAGGGTAAGGTGGTTATCGACGGCGTAAAAGCTTCAAATGTTTCTCTCACTATCTTTCCTCCCGTAGGTCGCTCTAAAATATCCAATATTGTTTATAACGGAGATTTTTCAGTTTATGAGACTTTATCAGGAACTGAAACCATAAACCCGGAGGAGTACGGTCTAGCCACGATTCCGGGATGGGATCAATATAATCCTCTATCTAAGTCTACAAACCCGGAAGATGAAGTCAGTGGTTTGGGACGAGTATCTCTTTTCAAAGATTGGATAGGCGATAACTATGTAAGGCTTCATGCATCATCAACGGACTTAGTAAACTTCAACAATGGAGCAGCAGCCCTAGAAACTAAGTTTACAATTCCCTCTCCTACAGACAGCTTGCTTACTCAGCCTAGTCCTGCTGGAGGGACCAACAATTCAAACTCTGGACCTTTCAATAGGTATGTTGAGATTTCTTTTGATTGCAGACTCTCCACTTCCAGTGCTGAAGGTTTGTTCGTAGAGTTGCAGAATCTCACTGACGGAACGTACTACAGTTTTTCTGACAAAGACAATGGTTCCGCTGGATGGGGATCAGCTTCTACAAGACATCAAATATCCTACTCCAAAGGAAATGCAGAGCCACTAATAAGTAACAACATTAGTTTGTTCGCAAATATCCTCGGGTCAAAAGTAAACGATGTTTATAAAGTCACGTTCATAGGAGGATCAGACTCTGGATTTGCCGACACGGATATCAAGAACATAAGAATCGGATACTTGACGGATGTTCCTTTTGCATCCGATACATTTAGATTCTCAAAAGCAGAGTCCATAGAGAACACACTAAAGACTGGAGATGAGCTTCTAGGTGCGTCTGGAATCGTCCTATACGATCCTACCAAAACTCTAAAAGCCCCAGTCGCGTTAGGAGAGGCTCCTTATACCAACACGGATATAACAACTTACGTTACCATCCCTTTTACTGGAATGGAGCCAAAGAAAAAGTATTTGTTGGTAATAGACTCTGAGTCAACAAGTTCATCGGACGCAACTTATACAGGACAGCACCAAATAGGCGTAAAGCTCTCGCATCTGGACTACTGCGATATCTTGTCTCAAGGAGATGTTAACCTTCTAAATCAAGTAGGGTTTGTCAGAAATAGAAACTATGGTTCCCCGATTAGGGCTAACACAGACGTAATACTTTCCAGATATCCAGAATTTGGCAGATACAATAATAGATTTAGACTAGACTCTGAAAGCCAGAATGGGTTTGAAGATAAAGATGCATACTCTTTAATGGGTCTAGACATTAGCGGTTATAATTTAACAGAGCCGTCCTTTGTTCCAGTAAGACCTAACACAAAAGTTACAGTAAAGCTAGATTCCGAAAGAATTAAAGGTCTTACAACATCTGGAGTCTATAGAATAAACTTAGGTCTGTATAACGTAAACTCCAAAAAGAAAAGATTCTTAGACTTCAAAACAAATACCTTCGCAACAGAACTAGAAAGTTCTGATGGGTTGGTATCCTATCCCGGAACTCTGGCAGGATTAGACTTACAAGAGGCTCAGAACCTAGATGATAGGTTCACCAAGAAGTTTGCAACTATAACGTCCTCTCTAACGGAATCAGAAGAAGTAGAATTTTCTTTTAACATTCCTCCCAGATCTGATTTGGGCAGTGATTATATCCTTCCTGATAATACTTCTCTTTTATTCTTCAATATTATTGAGCAACCAGATACCGTAACAGAGTCGGACTTAAGCCGTTCCAGAGACTCTTTGGTAAATAAAAACTTAAGACTAAAAAACTTTGAGATCTTAGGCAGATATGCAAACGCATGGTATCTAACTGGACCAATTGGAAGGGATTTTGGTTTCGTTCAAAAAGGTCTTGAGTATAACTTCTCAGGAGCTTTCAGCGGCATACCTTTAGATGGGTCGGAAAGATACGGTATCGGTGAAAGAGCAAGAAGCGGTTTAGAGTCCACGTTCATAAAAGATGTTACATTAGGAGAAAAGATCGCAATACCTATTTACGGTCTGGACAACGCGGATATATCCAATAATACTGCTGTGCTAGGATCGACCTCAAGAGAAAGCACTTACGCGCTTACTTTGATTAGTAAAGGAGGTCCTGATGCTGTGATAAAATCTGTAAAGCTCGTAGATGCTTCACTGCCTTCTTACCAAGGAGACACTAGGCTTGATAACAGATCAAACATAACCTCTGAGGATTCAACGGTCTACAGTGATGACGTAATGCAAAAATCCATCCGAAATGGTTGGTATATTAGATACAGAGGATCAGGGACAGAGTACCCAATACTCAAAGAAACAATTTACGAAGGAACCGATAAGAAGTACCTTACATTTAGCGCATCAAACCCAGCGTCCACAAAGGACTTTACCTTAAACTACACAGGGACCCTGAAGGACTTAGGTCTCAGGAAAGGGAAGGAACACCTGATTAACATTGAAGGTTTCCAAGATCCAGCAGGAACAACGACCCCTCAATACGCTTTAGGGGTATACTTCGACACCGACAAGTCTTACAGATATTTGTATTCTCCTGTATCTGGTTCTTATTTACCTAAGAAAACTTTTGATAGGTTAGATACATCACTGTTTAATTTAAGCAGCACAACAAAAGATCCAGAAGCAACACTAGCGACAGATCGTTTCATCGTACCTGAGGATATTACTGATGATGCGGTGTTTACCTTAAGTGTAACATTCACCGATTACGACATACTGCATCTCAGAAAGCCTAGAATTTTTGCTATAGAGCCTTATGCAGATGTAAGTTCTCTTTTGTCAGAGAGACCAAGACCCGACGATGAAACCATTCAGCCCGTCTATGAAGAGCCGGGTCTATTCGGACAATTCAGAAACAAGATCCAGTTCTCGGGTGTTGATAAGACAGATGCATTTTCAGTAGGAGCTTACCCTGCCGCTGAAGGAACTTTAGCTCTATCTTCAGATGGCGAAACGTCATCTACTTACTACGGCAACATGAACCGATTCTCTCTTTTGACTGAGAACGGATATATTCTTGCTAACCCATTTTATGTTGAAGGGACTACTGAATATTTTGACGCAAGTTCTGGATTTATTGTTTCAGCGACAGATCCAACCACACAAGCAATAACGGTCATTGCTCACCTGTCTCCAGATGAGTGGGACTTCATTAACACTCATTACGGAGGATTTGGGGCGATAGGTTGTTTCACAGTGGACAGAGAAGCTACCGCTAAGAAGAGGGGGTCAGATAGAAACCTCGCAACTCTTCCATTCATATCGTCCTCCCTAAACGGACAAGATGCCAACGCATTACCTACAGCAGCACCCACAAGGGAATCTATTGCTGCCACAGGAACTGAGTTTATTAACGCTTTCTGTCTAAAAGCTCAAGAGGAAACCTCTGATGATCCTGGAACAGTGCGAGGCATATATACAACCTTTGGGTCTGGTATAACAGACTTCAATGACGGAGGCTGGTCGGACGTAACTTCCACCACGACTTATAATCTATCTTTCAAGTATAAGGTAAGTGATAACCCAGCTACAGCATATCAGCCCACCGTCTCTGTTCACTCACATTATTTCTCTGCTACCGATTTGACCGCAGATGGAAACTGGAATCAATTCGATGTCCAGTTTGATGTGGACGGAGATAATAAAGGTCACGATGCTATCAGGTGGCTTTTCGACCCCTCAGGAACAATTAGATCAGGAGAGAATAAGCTTTATCTCACAGATATTTCTTTGAGTTCTGGGGGAACTGAAATATTTAATACATTATTTGAGAGTGATTCTGATCTACTTGATTTTAAAGTAATAGATTACTCTAATCAAACAAAGCCTCTATCTTTGAGCAGAGTCTTCGATGGGCAAAAATATACTACCAGCCTATATAATGAGAACCTGCTAACAGAGGACGAGCCTATCTTTAGACTCTTTGCGAAGAAAACTTTCTATGTTGGAGGACTTCAAAAGAGAGCAGTATCACAAAAGGGCGTTATCGTATCTTGGACAATTAACTTCATCTAATGAAATTCAGAGATTTTTACAACTGTAAAGGACACCTTGAGATCTGGAAAATATACAAAGACTCAGGGGAGCAAGAGCTTTTCTACAAGGAAGATAACGTTGTTTGTAGCGGTATGGGCGTAGTTCTAGCTGGCTTGTTCGGAGCCTCTGGAACGTCTGATATCGCAGACTTTCAAATCACTCTTTTCCAAGTAGGTGTGAGTGGTTCAACAGGTCTACAAGTGTCTTCCAACGGTAGGTTAGGGTCAGCCTTAGCCACCGCAGATTACGGTGGAGGAGACCTTGAAGTCGTTAGTCATGATCTTGTGGCTTCGGGAACTACTTACAACAACGAAGCATTTGGTGTAATTGATACTGCATACATCGATAAGATAGGCGATACAAGCTGTAGGTGGAGAATCATCCTGGATGAGAACGCCGCGAACAGAGGTGACTCAGATCCTAGAATTAACGAGATAGGTATATTTGGCTATAACCCAACACAGGCAGGTACACCAGCGTCCTACTTGGCTGCGTATAGAACATTCACGGGAATACAAAAAACCTCGGACTTCCTGCTAGATTTCAGGTGGACAATTAACTTCTAAGTATGGCAAACTTCGATAACTTTGACGTAACAGGAGGAAGCAATAATTTAGATATTACTTTCTCCGCTCAGTACCTCCACGACGCAAGTGGGTACTACAACTATGAGCAGGACAACATCCCTCTTAGAAGACTGATCAGCAGAACCGATCTTTTACATCAGTTTGCTGGTTATCCGGGAGATGAGGATTCAAGGGCAACTACACTAGTCCTATCTTCCACGGCTGATGAGGCGAATGGAATTTTCGATAACATGACGGATATCGTCAAGAGAATTCCTCAGAGACTTACATTCCCTCTTCTTATCGAACTGGCTGACTACGGAGATCTAGGAAGCCTTAACCTCAGAGACATCACCACCTTTGGTAACGGTCAACTAGAGATTAAGAACCTGTTGCACGGCTTTGAATACAATGCGTCCGCAACATCAGTTTCAAGTGTAAACGGTCTTACCGATAACGAGCAGATCACCAACCCTACAGGAGCTACTAGCACAGGAAATGCTCTTGTTACTGTAAGCTCTTTAGACCTTACTAACGGTTTCATGAGTCAGCTAATAGCTGCCTCCACTTCAAGAGGGTCTACTAATGTCTTTGACGCATCTCTGCTATCAGCTACAGACGCGAATCGAGTGGCTAACTCTACCGTATTCGCAACCGTAACTAACTCTACAGACCTGGATATCGATAAGCTGTATTTCTCAAAAGGTGCTGTCCAAAATAGCACATATGCGTTGGATTTGACTCCATACCAAGGCGTTTATGATAACACTATTCCTACGGATGACATAGCTCCAAGAAAGGACAGTGGAGGAGGGGATAACCTTGAGTTCGATAGAACTCAAATATCCTTGGACGCTAGTGTCGGTATATCAGTGTACGGAAACTTCTTTAGAGGAGTTACGCTAAACAACTGTAACGGTAGTATTAAGCTCACCAATGTCTGTGTGGACGGTGCTAGTGGACTGGATAATACAGCGGATGCTCTGAGCCACAATACATCTCACGGATTCGATATTACTAACTCAGAAGTCATCCTGCAAAACTGCGCTTCTGCCAGAAACAGAATAAACTCTTATCGCGTAAGAAACAGCGATATATTTGTGGCTGGTAATATGTACGGCTACAGATCTTACCAGAGGGAGACCTCAAAGAGTAGGACTACAAGTTACGAGTCTGCTGGACTATATGCGGAAAACAGTAACGTAATCTTTGCAGACTCTGCTCTTGGAATAACTGGAGATGCGGACTTCAACAGATTCCATGTCATGTTCGCTAAGTCTGATTACGGAATCAGGCTGAAGAAGTCAGTCCTAGAAGGAGGCACTAAGCTACAGAGCGGTTCTGTGGTCCCTAACGCTGGTGATACTGATACACAGACTTCAATAATCGCAACATTCCAGAACAAGAAGTCAGGTATATTCTTAGACGGATCTGAATCTACCTACTTTGGCAGACTGAACAGCTTCAACAACAAGCGTGGTCTAAGATGTCTCAACTCTACTTTAACTGTAAACCAATTCACTTTTGAAGACTGTGAAAACGAGGGAGTATTTGCAGACGCCTCAAGAATTATTTACGGTTATAGAGAGGACGAATCAACCAACAGCAATCTTCCAGACTCCTCTACTGGAAAGAAGAGAACTACATTCAACGTTTCAAACAACGGTATAAACCTAAGAGTTGTTAGAAACTCCGCCCTAGAGCCTTACGATGCTGAAGATGTAGCCTACCCTGACTACATCGGCAAATGGGGCGGACGGGAAGCGGATACTGGAGTTACGGGATCAAACGCTATGGTCAGTCACGGTTCCACTTCCCAGTCCAGCGCATTCAGAAACCTTCCGTCAATTTATATTTCAGACGCTTCTATAGCAAGATTCCTAAACCTTGCTGTTGTAAGGGGTGCTGACGGAGTTGGTCCCGGTAGATGTGTTCTTGCCGAAAGAGACTCAAACGTTTATATACACGGTACATCCGTGTCACCAACGGTTTTCAGTATGACTGCTGCTAGTGCAACTTGGACGAATGCAGAACTTTTCCCAACTTGGAACTCAGCGGCTGTAACTGCGGATTACAACTCAAACGTTACCCTTACAGGCAGAACTAAGATTACAAGATTCGGCGTAGGAACATTAGCTCTTAACGGGTCGAGAGTTCAGATTACAACTCCTTCTCGTTATGGTGCTGATTCTCCTGATACTACAAAGTTTGGTCTGACAACAGCAGCTAACCAAACTCAAGTGCAGATCCACTCAACGAGATCTTGCATGGTTGCCTCAAAGAACTCAGGCATCATTCTCGACAACATCGGAGGTAGTCCTGACAGTTACTCAAATAGTGATGGTCAAAGCTCTGATATTAGGTATAACACCTCGGCTACTGGATCTGCCGCAGCTAACGGAACTTTATGGGATGCCGCAACTTCTGCGGCTTATATTCAGTTCTTCCCTAACGGATTCGCAAGAGCAATTGCAACTGGCGATACAAAGGCTGTTTACAATAACAATGCTGCGCTAAACAGAACTGTTGCGACGGGAGGCGTGTTTATTGCCTCTGGAAGTCACGATGATGCCACAACAGGAGGCATGGTCATCCGAGCAACCAACGGAAGTTATGTCGATGTTGATAGTGTTAACTTCCTTTTTGCAGTACCAGCATCTAGCTTGTCTGGAGTTGCATATAACTATACTGGATCTGCAAACGAATTTAATGGTATAGAGCCTGGATGTGAGCTAGTTGGAGCAGCGTCAGACGGTGGTGTTCTTTCTGGTGTAACTTATCCGCCTAACTTAGGAGATACATTGGGAGATGCCTCCTCCTGGCAGTTCTCTTACAGCGGGTTTGATGATTGCTTCTTCCCGCCTCTGGATGGTTCTGCTTATGAACTTAGTGCTTATGGCACGAAAACCCATATGTGGAACATTGCCGATACTTCAAGAATAGTAGCTAAGAACATCCTCATCAATACCAACAACTCTTTCCTAGAGTGTAGCTCAAACAATTATCACGGACCTTCCGGCAAATGGAGAAACGGAGTTGCTCTAGATTATTACGGTCTTTGGGGAACAGCCACAACATATCACGCGGCTGCTAACAACAAGTTTAGAAACTACGGACCATACAGACTACACCTTTCCCACAGAGGAGATATCAAGAGTTACTACGGCGTTAGCGGTATGAACAGACAGGGTTCTGAAAACCAGACTACTGTATTTGGTCAAACTGGTGCTGGAGCGTTTATAGATCAAGTAAACTCTCAAGGATATCAGTTCTTTACTGCACAGGCGAAGCCTTTTGATAGTGGAGACGGTCAGCAACTTTATTGGATAAGACCTTCCCAACTTTCAGAAGGTTCTATTCAAGGTTACTTGCAGGTTTCTGGTGCTGACTCAATCTTCGGCATGGGTATGCCTTCTCCTTACTCAGGAGTTGCATCCTTTATCCAACCTCCAATAGCTGCTTACCAAGCTAGAAAATACTTCGACACTTACAACTTTGATTCATCGAACAACGTAAGTGCTGCACCAACTGATGATCTAGTGAGCTTGATGCAAGCAACCCCAGGGTTTGCCATACCTCCTGTACACATGGACTGGCAGGGATACTTGAGGAACTGGTTAGATGATAGTGCATCTAACCTGTTTGCGAACTCAAGACATCTTGCAATGAAACAGGTAAACGGAGTTTCTATCTTCCACTCAACCAACAGCCTTGGAGGTGAGGGAAGAGGAGATGACGCAGAAGGCGTAACATACGGACTCGGAGTAAGATCCCTCAACCTATTCGATCTAGATAACTTACTGTAATGGCTAAAAGAATAAAAGAGAATATTCGTTTCTACCTTCCAAATGATCCGTATTTTGCGGAGGTAGACAACCTTCCTATCAGAGATCTTTTGGACAATGATGTTAGAATGCAAGATCAGATCGATGAGCTTGCAGCAAAGCTAGGAACTACCGAAGGAAGAGATAAGTTCAATGAGCTTAGACCTTATGTTAACGCTGTAGAGCCAGGAAAAGTATTCGTAACTCCTGGAACCTTTATGGCTAGACAAACTCTCCCAGCTACGAGAGAAGGTGGTTTGTCAGAGCAGCTAAAATCAGAGGCTGCGACATTTAATGTAAACACTAGACAGGATGATAAAAACTCTTTAAACAGAGCCGCTGGCATAGGCAGAATGTCTCCTGTCCGACTAAAGAAAAATTCAGAGGGGGCGGATCAATCTATCTCTATTGAGCAAGGAAGTTTAGACGATTTCTACTCTGATGCTACCCCTCCCAAGTTTCGCGTTGACCTAGTGTACGCAAAGGGTAATCCAGGCATGGATACCGACTTCGGTAACGCTGAACTAGGCGTTGTTAAGGGGGCGTTCTTTTTAAACGGCGGTGGGACATCTGACAGAGATGGCATCCTTCTTCCACGATTTGCAGGAGACGGAGAGGTCACTGATGACGAAGTAGATCTAACCATCGCAAGAATACTCTCCCAAAGAGTTGAGGATGTACAGACTCTAAGAGATACAGGGTTCGTAAGAGATAAGATAGACCCTGAGACGGGAAATGTTCTATACACCTCCATTCCTTGCCCAGATGTAGTAAACCTTCAAAACTCCATAAGTGAGTTTTTAGTTCCAAGCGGCATATCTCTAGACGATCTATCAGAGTTTGCTGATTTTGCCTTGAGAGGCAGAAACTATTTCGCACTTCCAATAGCATATGTATTCGTACCTTTCACATACGTTGAGGGTACAGCAATCCCTGCTGAGAACATTCTAGATATCCGTCCTTTCTTCTCCACACCAGAGTTAACACTGTACGAAAGACAGGCTATCTTAGGTTCATACAGACCAGGACTTAGAAATAGATTTTTAACGCTAACTGATCCGAAGATCACCGATATCGATTCTATTAACACAACCCAAGACATAAATATCGATGATCTGATAGCTAGGGTTACTGCTTTAGAGAATCCGGCTGCCCTTTTCAAGCCAATGGCAGAAACGGTCTCGGTATATAATACTGCTTCTCCAGTCACATCGCCAAATTCTCCTGAACTCAAGGCAGGTAAATATTTAGCTTATGTTCATTTCCAAGTAGATCCCAATAAAGATGACACCGACTATACAATTACGGTTAATTCAGAAAGTAACCTAGAACTTGGTAGAGTGAGAATGATCCAGAGGGCTGGTGGCAATGGAGATGATGATGGTTTTGGAACAGCCGTAGTAGCTTTTGATAATCCAGACGATGGTCGCGTTAATGTGACAATCTCAGCTGACAAAAATCAACCAAACGGCATTACATTCAGCTATTTTGTTGTACACGGTTATGCAGGACTAGACTAACTAAATAGTATATGAAATACTATTTGGCTTTTCTGTTTATTTGTGTCGAAATCTTGTCAAAGCTCATCCCCAATTTCAGTAAGCAGACACAGAAAAAACTGACTAAATAGGCAGAAGATAAGTAGATATTTTACGGAGACTTAAATGCGTTATCTAGAAAACAAATCCGAAATGGGCGTAAAGCCAGTTCCCACCAACTTTGTCAGAACCCTGGTAGAAGGCAACGGCTTTTCTTACACCCAGGACGAAAATGTTGAAGACGTTATTTTCTACAAGTCAGGTGAGGATGTTTACCGCGCTACCGAAGAAATCTTTGAGAGCGAAGATGGTCAACTCTATGCTAAGATTGATCAGCTTGATGTCGGTCTGTACGGTCAGCTTCAAGAAAGCGAACTAGAAATCGACAACATCGCCATGATTGGTGATGAGGAGTTCCAGCTTGATGAGACCATGATTGAAGTCGATGGCGAATACTACGCTGCACTTCATCCAACCGCACAAGAGGAACTTGAAGTTCTAACCGTCGAAGGTCGTGAATTCACCTTGGTTGATAGCGAAGAAGAAGCCTCATTCGTTGCTTACCTCA